CTGTAAGGAAAGTTTCCCTCTCGGCCATTGACATGATCGAGTCAAAAATTTCATCTGTTTCAATATTCTTAAAAGTGTAACTGGGCAATTAAACTTCCTTCCATGGTTCTATTTATAATATCAGTTCGTAAATTTCACGCCAATTTGCAACTTTAATTGCATTTCCACGATAATCTTTATTATGTTCGTGTTGGATTAATAGAGAGTTTAAGCCGAGTTTTAGACCAAGGTCTGCATTCTCTTCCTTATCTTCTACCCAGAAACATCCGCTATCACGGTATGGTTCTAAAGCTTCATCTTTGTCACCGCCACATTCTAAGCAAATCACTTCTTCAAAAACCTTTTTACCAAAGATTGCTTCAAGGTTTTTAGTCCGTAGTTTACCAGCATATTTATCTGTAGACAGAGATGTAATACAATGAAATACGAAGCCATGATCTTCATGTAACTTTCGTACATATTTCACTGCATCTCGGAAAGGTGTTAACCAACCAATGGCAGCCGAACAATTAAAATATTCACACATTTTTTTGGCTTCGTCATATGACATATCAAAGACTTTACCCATGTCATAAACACCATCGGCAACTGGATTATGACCACGTTCAGCCATCCATTTATAGAAGGAGTACTGCCAATCAAGCAGTACCCCATCACAATCAACGAGTATTAGTTTTTCGTTTAATTTCATATTATATTCTTTCTTAACTTAAGCTGCGAAACGTGCTTTTACACCACGCTCATCAGTCTTATACAATTTTCCGTGAGACTCATATACAAATGAGTATTTTTGAGCTCGTGTTTTATACGATACAAGTTTATCACCTGCAAAGTTTACCATTTTTAGACCAAGACGATCAACTTCCATTTGAAGAATTCGGTCAGTCATAGTAACTGCACCTTTTACTTTTGCTTGGATTTTAATATTGACTTCAGCATCTGAGTAACTCATGTTTCCTACAGAAATCTCCAAATTAGTTTCAACTCCATATGCCTCAAGCAATGCTTGCATTTCAACACGAAGATTGCGAAGTGTTGGTTTGTCGAATTTTGTGATTGTCTTTGTCATTTTATTTTTCCTATTTGTTTTCATTTGATATATACAATATAACTGATTCTATTGAGAATGTCAATAGTTAATTTCATTTAATTTAATTTATCTTCTACTAATGACCACTTACGGTTTTCAAGATTTTCAGTTGAAGTAATCAACCAATCTTCACCATCGTAAAGGTAAAGATACTGAGCGCCATGTGTTATGTCGCCATTATCTATGAACAATTTTGGTGTAAGATATACTGAAGGTTCTTCTTTGTGAACAGACTCTGATTTAGACATTTCTAAGTCAGCTTTTAGACCAGAAAGGTAACCTGTTTCGGCAACTTCTTTTGCTTTTTCTGGAGTGTTAAATGAATCTAAAAGAAGACGGCCATTATACTCTACATAACCATCATAGTGACAATATGTAGTAGCAACTGTACCGTCTTCTTTAATATAACCGATCATTGATGAAGTACCCATAGTATTGATTCCTTTTTGTTTACCTTATAGAATCAATATACACTATTAGAACTCAAATGTCAATAGTTATTTTCGTTTCATATCAACTTTTTCATCAAAAGTTTTATTCTTTTCTTCTCTTTTGTTTCGCTTACGATCTCTGCGATTTTTAAGGCGTTGTTCTTTCAACGATACATCGTCATCGCCTACCTCGTCCCAATCATCGTAATCTTCACGGAATTTTCTAAATGTTTTGGCCATAAATCTTATTCTTCTATTAAATTTGGAAATGCTTCGTTAACGACTGCTTTAGTCAAACCTTTAACTGGTTTTTGAGAAATCATATGGTTAGCTAATAATTTAGCATCATCATTGTCTAAATCCTCAAGTAAACTAATGAACAGTGTCTCTCGTTTAATTTTGTTTAAATTATCATATCCTCCACCTTTAATAAAAATATTGAGTCTTCGAGCTTCTCTGAATAGTAATGATTTTGCCTCATCCTCAAACTCATTAGGAGTCCAAGGAGGGGCTGTATCAGGTATTAAAAATTCAACTCTACTATCATATATATTTTTTAACACAACTTGCAATGGTTGGGAGGTGTTTTCCTGCAGCCACGCAACTTTGTCACTCTTACTTTTAATAGTAGAGCAGTGGTTAATTATTTCTGAAATTGATCTACGTATTGCCATTAGAAATCCTGTATATCTGAAACTAAGTTTTTAAGTTTTTTCTGAACAAAGAAGTTAAACAGTTGAGACCGTCCAACATCTTTCTCTTGGTTATATTCTGCACGAATTTGCTCTTGGAGTTTCTGAGGAATTTGAGTAAGGTCAATCATCATTTTATTTCTATGAAAACGACGTAGAGTTTCCTCATCCATTTCTTCTGTGCCACCTCTATATTGAGCAAGACGTTTTTGAGTCATTGGCTTTTGCCGTTGACCAATTGCCAAACAGTTATCTGGTGATAAGATATTTGGTACACCATCACCAGTATCGCCTTTTAGAATATGTTCTTCAAGGTACATAGATGGGTTATCGTTTTTAATCCAACGTTTGCGAATTGGATCAAATTGCTGAACATTGGCGTATGTCTGAAGCTGAATGAAATCTTTATCAGCTGATAGAACCAAGTAAGGTTCTGACCCCATATTCAATTCTGTTCCATTGTCATGAATAATAGTACCGATAATATCATCGGCTTCACAATGGTCAATATGAATTACTTTATAAGGAAAGTATTCTTTGAGTTCATCACGAATAGTATTCATAATACTAAAAAGGTTATTCCAATCTAAATCAGACTCATCGCGTGATTTTTTACGGTTACCTTTATAATAAGGATATGCTTCTCTGCGCCATGTATTTTTACCATCAGCACAAATTACGATTTCACCAAAGTCTTTATGGAACTTTTTACGGTTGTGTCGTATTGAATTTAAAAACATATGACGAATGATATTCTCGTCAATGTCAATGTTGTGGTGGTTACCGATACTCGCGAACAGCGAGGCTAAGATAACCTGATTATAGTCTACTAGTATAGCCATTTTGTTTTCTCATGTTATAGTTTAATTTATAGATCCATTCTAATCTATATCTTCATCAATGTCAACGGTTATTTCTTGTTCTTCCCTATAATCATCAATATTAATTGAATCTCCAGCGAAGTCTTGTAAAGGGTGATGTATCCCGTACGTTGACAGGTGAAGTGATTTAATTGCCTCTAATACTAAAACCATTGCAGGAAAATGTTTATTTGTCTCTGCAGGTCCTTCTGAGGTAAAGATACATCCAGCTCTAATGAGCTCTGTTAATACATATTGCCAAAGTGCTTCTGAAATTTGGTCCGCGTGTCCTAATTTAAATTCAAGCAGCTTTTCAGCAACTTCTTCTTGGGACTGCGGCGGACTATTTTGCTTGTCCTTTGGAAATTCTATAATATCAGCCATTTAGTTCTTTCAATAGTTTATTCCAGTTATTCGCGAAAATAGGAATACTATTCTTAGATAAGAATGCTCTATCTGTTGTAGTAAACCGTTTAAGGAATTCGTTATCTTCCTTTTGTGTGTTTAACACTTGGTCAGCAATACTATAAGCAGCGTTTGCATTCGCATTGTTATCCTCACTATAATCATACATTAATGTCTGACCGCCTGATACTTCTGTTAAAGCACCATAGTTTGGATGGATACATAACACACCACATTTAATTGCTTCAATAAGAGCAATACACGATGTTTCTTTCCAAATGTTTGGATATAAGAATACATCAGCTTGTTCTAATGCTGATATGATATCCGAGTTTGGAACTGATCCATGGTATGTCATATTTGGGTGGTTATGAATTTCTGTAAATAATCCAACATACGGATCATCACGTTGTGCCCAACCATAAATTGCAAATGATGAATAAACATCAAGATGGATATTTTTATGGTGTTTACTGAGTTCATCAAAGATTGGATATAGTAATTCCAATCCACGATGTGGTGTTGTATGGTAAATAAATCGTACTTTACCTTCGTGACTCATATTCTCTGGAGCAGAAAATTCTTTCTCTACCGCATTTGGAATTACTGTACATTTTGAGTATGGTAATCCATAATATGTAATGTATTGATCTCGCTGCCATTGTGATACGAAAACAAAATGGTCGAATGTTTTCCAACCGCCATCTTTTAAAATATTGTTTTCTGGATCTTCAGCAAGATCGTGGCAATACATGATGTTTTTTACATCTGTAGGGATTTCCCGTGGACGTGAAAAATGAATTGCTACGTTTGATAGCAATTCAGAATTAACGTTATCGAGTACGCGTTTGCGCATCATTTCAGTACCGCCTTTTGAGTTTTTAGATAGTTCTGACTCGACGATATGACCTTTATGAATCATACTCATATGTTAGCTCCAAATTATGTATTGATTGATTGTAGGCTATCCCATCGGAATGAACGCCAGCCTTGTGCTTCAAGATCAAACACTGCTAGGACATCTGGGTTAACTGTACGTTTTTGTTTTTCCTGACCTTCTTCAAGTGGAAGCTGAGGAGGAAGCATTGAAGCTTCGAGTGTACAACGCATTTCGCGCTTGTCACCATTCTTTTTTGTAAATACAATATCACATGGTCCTGCGACTAATTGTGCGATTGCTTGTTCTTTGTTGATTTCCATAATGTATTCCTTTTCATTGTCAACTATTTTATTTATACTTAGTCAGAGAAATCTAATAATTTTAAATCGTGGTTTAAAACCTTAAAAGATATATCTGCAGTGTCTTGCATCGGATCTATTCTCATATGAGTAATAAATCTATCAACATATTGAAACTCTTTTCCATGCTCTATTGCGATATTCATACCTTCAAAAAACGTTTCTATGTCGTAAGGGTTTTCGTAAAATATCGGCTTAAGAGTTGGCTTTGGTTTAGGCTGCTTCGCATTTCGCTCCTCTTCCATAAAATTCCTTCTTATGTATCTGTTCTAACACTGAATGAAATGATTCAATAGTAGAGTTGTTGTGAATCCTGTAAGTCTTTACATTAAACTTATGAGGTAACACATACTTTTTGTTTATTTCTGTACGATGGGAATTTATGTATTCCTGTTGGACATCGCCATCAAAATATCTTCGAGAGTCAGTAGAATAATCACAGCCATCTCGTGTAAGTTGAACAAGTACGAAATTGTTATCTCCAATTTTATTTATAATAGGTATAAGTTCATCAACAAAACCACCATCAGAAATTGCGTAATTTTTATTCAAATCAATTTCATTAGCAACTTGTTTTCCAAAGTAATCTAAACCACGTTTAGGCTTTACAATTTTTTCCGATACGTATATCATTGCTTCACGGCAAGACATATGACCAAGATCCATATGAGGAACTTCTTTAACGGAACGATCATCATATCTTTCCATAAACCATTCGTAATCACATCCAAAGTATTTGCATGTTTCTTTATATAATTGGTATTTAAACGAAAGATGTTTCCAACCTTTTGCTTTAAAGTAGTCGGCTGCAGCATCTTTACCTGACTGAGGAGGACCATTAAATAAAACTATCATGCGAATGTGTCTTCCACGATTGCGTTAATTTCAGCACATGCTTCTTTCCATTCAGAAGGTACCATACCTGACAAAATAAACTCGCGGTCTTCATTTGTAAGATAAGGCATAACCTCGTGGATAGATGCGTAACCGCCTTGGTACATTGCCCAGTCTTGAGGATCTACAGGTATATTCTTTTGGCGAACTTTGCCGCTATATGCTGATGAACGTTTGATGATCATAATATGCTCCATGGAATGATTCTTAGTATACTACCAATATAAACCAAGTATTATGAAATGTCAACTATTATTTTTGTCCATAAGCCATTTTAATCCTTTAACGTGGCTTCTGTGGATTTTGGCTTGACATATACCATTATAAAATGAATCGTCAAGTAAAGCATGTCGTGTAATTTGCTCATAAAGTTCAAGGTAACCCATTTCGCCTTTTTTATCACAAAGGTGGATTATCTCTCGGTAAAAGTTGTCTGTACCTTTTTCTTCAACCATAAGTTTGACTTCTTCTGATGAACCATAGTACTTTTGCCAATCTGACTCAACTATCTTGGTCCTTCGTCGAGTCTTACCCTTCAAAGGTTTAAGTTTTCTTTTTGATTTGAAAATCTTTTTACCGATATATTTTTTATCGTTTGAACCATCAGTGATTATATAAACAAATCCAATATAATCACCAATCATTTCAGAGGTGAATTCCTCACCCTTGTAGTGCCACATGTAATAACTCCATAGTAATAGAGCTATTTATCAATCTATACAGATTTCCTCTTCGTCTTCATATGTGACCATTACCTTTAAGGTTTGGTTATCATCTTGCAAGGAAAGCCATACGCGTTCAACATTATGTTTGGCATATGACCTTCCTTTATTATCAATTACTTCAACTCGAGTAACTTTGTCTAAATCAATCTTGCCAGTCATATGTATACCACACTCTCACGTAATCATTGAAGTTATCACCAAAGTTAGCAAACTCTGCCATTGGATAACCCTCTGACATTAGCCATAGATTTAAACTCCAAGGTTCTGGTAACGGATTTGGTAATGATTTTGGAAAACCATATTTCCATCCTTTAGGTGGATCTACCCATGTTGTTTTCATATCATCTCCTCATGTTTGCGATGGCAACGGCATCTTCTTTACGTGTAATAGGAACACCATTACTTTTATGCATCTGACCAATACCAATGATATAATCACCAGTATATTGAGTGCTTTCTTTAGCAGTGCCGTTCCCAGCAATTTTATTGCTGAGCTCGACTTTATTATTAGATGAATAGTCTGGAATTGTATTTGTATTCCGAGCTTTAGTTTTACCAACACCCATTTTCTTAAGGAACTTCTCGTGCTCGATTGCAGCCAAACGATCCTTTGGTGTTAGTTTCTTTTTCATCTTGCCGTGGACTTGAACTCCACGTATCATATGCATACTCATTCTGTATATCTCCTCGGAACTGCAGACGCATCCCACACATAAGGACAACGTCTCTCATCATCAAAAACCACCATGTCTTCTGGACCAACTTCAGAAAATACTCTGTCGTCCATTCTACGGTGGAAATACGCAGGACCTCCAAAGACCCTACGTGCGCGTTGATACTTTTCTTCAGTCATACCAACGTAGTGTACAACTCTAACCATTTTATATCCTACTACCAGTAGGCTTCAACCCTACGGTCTTCTATTTCACACTCAGTCAAAAAGTCAAAAGACTCATCAATGTACTTTGTATCATATCTCTTTTTTAGATCCATATGCATATCAGCTGAAACAAAGTTCCAAAAGTTTGTTGAACCAAATTTTTGTTCTAAGTTATTTTTATTTGCGATTGCTTTTTGGAAAGAGAACACAACGTCCTCAGTAATAAATTGCATCGTATTTAAATTAGTCATTTGATAAGACATTATTTTACTCCCCACTGAATTACGTCAGCTGAGTTATCATCATTTGAAATTGTTGTTATAGTATTCCAACTAACATCATCAATATCGTAGTTATCATCACCATTTGACTGAACATATGCAATAGCCGCTGCTAATGCTTTTTTCTTAGATGAATAAATTCCTAATGGACCATCGTGAGAACCATCTACTTGATATACGTTAAAATTTGACATATTATATATTCCTTTATTTGTTGATTCTAATATACCAAATATAAACAGGAATGTCAATAGTTAATTTCATTTTAATTTCATATTTTTTA